GTGTTACGCCACGCGCGCTCCGATCATGCGCTGCAGTAATGTTATACCCCATTTGTCGGGGCTGGAGGTTATTGTCCAGTTGAAAAACCACCCCTGTGGGGTGGAAAAACTTTCGATTTCCGTCCAGCCCTCACGCACTGCTACGTGTGGGGCCACCTACTATGAATCCTTACTTCGGGGGACTGACTAATTGAACCCTTTTGGGGGCCAATTAAGCAGTCTGCGTTGTAAGAGTAGGTGCAGGGGGTGAATTTGAGATGGGCCTCATAACTGGAGGTCCCACTAAGAAGAAGTATGAAAAATCATCACCAGCAGCTTCGTAAATAGATTCTGCATTCAAATTAGTGTCAAATTCGATGGTTGCCCTTGCTAGGTCAGCTCCGTCACCACCACCCACTACGTTAGCACGTAGTGAAGAGTAGTACGGGATCTGAACTGACAAGGAGTTGTTGATATATCCGGCCTGGAAGATCTGTGGCGTCGGGTAATCTAGCTTTGTCTTTGCTGCTTGTGCAGATGGAGACAAATCTAGAGAGCACGTAGCCTTGGTCCGCCTTGAAAGGTGGCACTTCAGCATTGTGCTCCCGCCCCAGAATCTGTATAGGTAGGAAACTAGCGACAAGGGAGTCTCTGGAATAAATGCACCAGTATCGTCTTCCTCGAACTCGAGAGTTCTTTTTCCAGCATTTGTGGAATCGGAACTCGTACTCGAGCCATAAGAAGGACGGTAAGTGATGAAATCATTCAATGAAAACACCTTGCCAAACCGTTTGATGTAATTCCTCAAAGATAGGGAATACTCTCCAACGGTCGCCATTCTGACATCGTTATTCTGACTGGGTGCAATAACTGTGGAATTGTCAGATTGAGCTAGTTTTTGGATGGTAGAGGGTGTCACGACCCAGTTCGTCGTCTCACCAACGGTGTTTAGGTTTTCTAATCCTTTGTTGGCTGAAGCGGCTGTGACGGAGCCGCCGAGACAGGTGATGGTAACTGTCACCGGGTTAGATACTGTGTAGTTAGCGTTAGTGAATGTAATGTCCACATCGGCGTCGAAAGTACCGTCCGGATAATCAAATCCACTCCCAAGTAATCCTGGGATAGTGGAACTGAAACCCGACGCGGTATTCCATTTGGTCAGCCCACCGTTCTCCAACGTGTCCCGAAGGGACAGGTTGACAGAACCTGGTGAGACTGGCTCAAAATCACCGTCGAACATAACATTCAATCCATCCGCTATTTCCTGTGCAATATCTAACGGCGGGGCAGCGGGTGCAAACCCTGGAGTAATCTGCGGAAATGCTTTTGCGACTTCAAAGTTAGCGCCAGCCTGGATGTATGCGATAAGAGTTACCTCTTGAGCGCATGTCTCCGGGATGACCATATCGTTGAAGGCGTAAATGCCCACAGCTCCGGTTGCCGTCTCCATCGTGGCAGTATCAAATTGTCCATCAAGAATCTTGCATGTCCGTTTGTAAGGCTGGTTTGACATATAGGGCACAGTAAAGATGAACTCATTTCCTTTCTGCTGATCGAGGGGAGCATTCAGCTGATACACCGTGTTAAGATTGTCGGTCATTTCCTCAGAGAGGGTTTCCGGCACATCCAACCACGATGTCTCAGGGAAGAATACAGCCATTAATCTACCAGCATGGAAATTGGTTCTCACTATATCGTACTTAAATGTCAAATCACCTCTCCAGTTCTGGTACAACAGCGTTGCGAAACCCATTGCGTTAGTACACAATTGGCTTGGCGCAACAGCGCTGGTGTATCCTGGCTGGAAGGGAGACACAGGATGCGTGAAGAGCAATTTTCTACTGTTCGTGTTCGCCTGAGCAATGGTGGTCTGAGAAAAGATATAGTCTTTGGAAAATATATAGTCCAAAGCCATTTCATCTTTATCTTCGGGCACCACACCTCGGACGTGCACAGCGTTATCAGGTATCATACTAAGACTCTGAGATTCCTCAGGGCCCTCGCCGTTAATCATGTATCTGGCTGGTGTGTGAACAAATGGAACTGCTGTTTCGGTGATCAAAGGTTTTGACCAACCAAACACAGCAGACAATCCACTCACACAACGAGCCATCCAGGACACGACGGTAGCACCAAGAGAAAGACCGGGAATTCCCATGGATCCAATCATTCCTGTTGCATCTGCAACAACGGAACTGATTTTCTCCACTGGCCCCTTCTTTTTCTCTGTGGCCATCTTAGTCTGATTATCTGATTGCGCGTATTTAACGTTGGTTGAGAGTCCCCGTGACGTGGGCACCGATAGCTCAATGTCTTCGAAGTTCGCCGTGACTGTATACGTAACTGTCTCGGCGTCTGTAGCTCCTTTGACTGGAACAACGACATAAATCCTCATGGAACCAAAAGGATTTGTATCGTCACCCAAGTTATAGGAATCGAAGACACTGGCAAATGGTACCTTAAGCTCCGCCTCGGAAGTTTCTCTCAAATCTAACTTGACATGTGGGAAAGTAGACAACGATGGTAAACACTCATTCGCCTCTGCCCTAAACTTCGTAGTATAGTAGCTGTATGGTGTGTACACCAGCATCAATTGGCCCTGCTGAAACGGGGTCGAATTGACGCGGACTGTTACACGCACATTAGCTCTCATATACTGGTAGTTGTTCAGCTTTTCTCTTATCTGACGTGAACTCGAAATGATAGACTCAGGGAATAAAAATTCATCCTTATAGTGTATCGTTCCGATTTCATAATCAGAGAAGAGAACATGCATCGGTACAGCTGGGTCAGTTGTGGTCCACGTTGCCTGCTTCAGGACAACAGATCTCTCTAGGATTCTTTTGAGATGGTGTTGTCCCCATGCGTTGGACGCTTCCTGGTATGAAGTAGCAGGAATCTCTACCACACGCGGTGGTTCTTCGATAAATGTAACTACGTCTCCGTTCTCGTGTATTTCGTTAGATTGGTTAGCGACACGTTGATTTTTATGGTTAAGTGTGTTAAACATCACCAACCCCGGGATATTTGTTAACCGCCTCCATGCTAAATAACACGGCGGTGTCTAGGTCGGTAAGATCGTCACGCTGGGATTTTGGGGTTTCACCCAGCGACCGCAGTACCTTGGATATCTAAATATTATTCACTGTATTTGAGAAGTAGCGTTCTTCCAGCAACGTCGCCGTCAGTGCTTCTGCCTGAGACAGGGGCACATAGTGGAGACCGCTGGAGTTAGCTGCTTCACGAATCTTTTGTGAGTAATAGTCAAATATCTGGGGGGGAAAGAGCGCCAGTTCAAGGGTTGCTGCACGTATGTTTTCCAAAGTAGCATTGTATGTATCTCTTCCACGTACCCAGTTCGTCATATTAATGACGTTCTCTAGTGGTAGTGGTCCTTCGATCCATCCCGTGACGGGTCTTGTCACAAATGCTCTCTTGAGATAACGCACGTCCTGCAGAGTCTTGAATTTACACAACTCTCCAGTCTTGGCTTCGTCTGTATAATCCAGACCAATGAGGGCCAAGGCCTCCGACACGCTCTGCTGGTTGTACCACTCAGCCCAGTCTGCCACGTTCAACACATTATCATCACCATAGCACTGTAGGGCTACAGCACTAGTGAAGTTAACATGCGGAACATGGTTCTCTTGGGCTAGGTGGTAAAATGCAATGCGCATCACTATCTGATTGAAAATCGAGTTGATAATCACTGTGAGAGGGTTACCGGATGGCTGGGAGTGAGAAAGTCTCACTACTCGGTTCCTCACAACGATATCACAGTTACACAATTCGTCAAACAGTACCTCCCGTGCTCTCTTTTCTACCTCCGTAGCACCCTCGTAGAAGCTCTCCATCACTTCGTAAACTCGCCACAACAAATCTTGCCGTAGTGAGCCATCGAAGTTGGAAAAATCTCCTGCGAAGACATTACGTCCCTTTGAGGATAGCGCGGTAGCTGTCTTGTGCCATTCCTTCGAATATGGGTTGGTGCCCACTCCAATCTCGTTCTCGATGCGATTTTGCATCACGAAACCGGAGAAAGCTCCAAAATATTTTCGAACGAGAATGACAAAAGGCATGCTAGCCGCGGCGAAAACACGGGTCTTGCCTGCATCCACCTTTGCTACCGGTCGTCGCTCGTCCTTGAGAGAAGCAAGGAACACACTCTGTGTGCGCTTGCCACTCACGGCTCGGGTTTCGAGCGCTTCAAGGGTAGCCTGGAGACCTGAATCGACGAACTTGTCGTCACCAGATCCAAGCCAGGCCGACTTACCACGACCGGGATTGTTAAGGCAGTAGGGATAACCTGGGGATGTTTTGCGATTCACGCAGGGGAGGTTCAATTCGTCACTACCCCACACAGCTTCATCCCAAGTGAGAACACGGCGGTTCCCACTTGAGAATTGTCTATGTAGGTTTATGACGTCCTCCACTGCGCGATCCACAATTTCGGGATCCACGCGCATCGGCACTTGCGATGTTGCGACCTTGGCAATTCCCTTCTCCATGGGGTCAATTCTCTCACCGTCGACAATCACCGGACGCAAATACGCCGGTTTGTCGAATGGTGCTATGATCTTGCCATGGATTAGGGAAGGACCAATGTCTGACACCATCGGTGCGTTTGCGGCTTCCACCGTTCCCAACAGGACCCCGCCAAAGATCTTTTCATTGTCCTGCGCCTGCTTGACAACGGGGGGATATGATCCGTCAATGGTGTGGTACGACTTTGTACCCTCCATATGACGCCCCATATTCCGTTCCATCATTTCAAGCGACAGCACAGCACTGTTTCCGATACCCTTGGCGTCGCCACACACATGCATACCAACCAACTTGCGATTGCCCCTCTCCTCAGTTGAGAAGAGAAGCCCACCGCAGTCGCCAGCACGCGTCCACGCTCCATACTCGAGCGCGGTCGGGAGAAGGATTGTTTCTCCCTTATGCATGTAGTCAATACTGTTGCCCAACAATTTTGCTTCAGTGTCCATGACGAACCTGAGTTGCTGCTGAATAGCTTCCTTGGAGATGCGAATGCAAGCAAACGCAGCTCCAAATGGTCTATTCACAACAAACTCTGAAGCGCTGATTAGGTACTTGAGGATAGAAGGCCGACTCTGCACTCCTTCCACGGTAATTAGAACCAAATCCAGCAATCTACCTTGAGACTCCAACTGAGTGATGCGAGTTCTCGATAAATCGATCGTCGTAGTCTCCTTTGAGGTCATATTGTGGATGCTGAGGTTCTTCTTGCCCTGGATGAAGTGGTTCACAGTCAACAAAATTCTACCCACAACAAACACGCCATTCACTACTCCAGGCATATCTGGAGAGGACAGAATGACGCTGTTCCTACTCAGTATCGAGGCCACCTGTTCCTGACACACAAGGTCTGAACTCTGAGCCACCCGTGCCTCATCAAATAAGCGCTTGACATTGTTTTCCTCGGGAACGTCAAACCTTAAATGCTGAGGCACGTGGTAAGCATCCATCAGTTCTTGCATGTCATGGGACACTCGGGCCAGATCTGCAACACGGGTCTTCGTCTCATTCGAGTGCGATACCATCTGACTCGACGCAGGCTTAGTTTTTGTCTCATTAGAATGAGCCACAAACTTAGCCATAGCCGGTAGGGTGCGCGTCTCATTAGAGTGAGCCGTCTTTGCAAATCGACTGAACAGGTGCGGAGTCTGCAGTGCCTGGACCAAATAACGCGAAACACCATCTCGAACACGGATTTCCTGTGGATCAGTACTCTGCTGCAATGATTGCATCAGAGAAATGAGCGACTGAACCCGCCGTTCGATAGAGTGTTTGTTTGTTAGTGTTCCAGTGGAAATGCAAACTTTGCACGCTGTCCCACATATGTCGTGATCAAATACATTCTCCCAACTGTCTGCTAGCTTGGTATTCAGCAGCGCCTTGGTACGACGGCACACAACGCGGGTATAGAGCTTCCACGCGGCGAACCCAAATGCGGCAGCCAAACCAGCCAAAGCAGCCAGAGGGACTTTCTGGAAAAATTCGTGAATATACTTGGCAGCGGTGGTAGCAGCGTCTTTGCACTTACTCCATCCGACACCAATATACGTCTTGAATTTGTCCAATTGTCCC